ATCTTTGACTATAGCTAATGGTCGGACTGTATCGGGTAATAGTTTTGTCTTGGTAGGATGATATGCCGGCAGTGACTAGACTGGGAGATATTTGCACCGGACATGGGTGTTTTCCACCAAGAGAGAATAACGGGGCATCCGGAGATGTGTTCGTGAACGGAATCGGGGCGCATCGAATGGGTGATGGGTGGGTCGTGCATTGTTGCGGACCATCGTGTCATGCTAGTGTTCTTGATTCTGGTTCAAATACGGTATATGTAAATGGAAAACAGTTGGCCAGAATTGGTGATCCGGTGGCGTGTGGTTCTGCTATAGCTCAGGGGTCCAGTGATGTATTTGCTGGCTAAAACGATGAAACTAACACTTGTCTAAAGAACAAGTATTTTCTCACTAGTCAACAGCTGCATGACTAAAGATCATGCAGCTTGCCCACTCCCATGACTAACTGGCAAGCATATGCCAGACCTCTCGATTTTATCAGCCATTTTCTGTAGGGCCACTGGAATTTTTAGTTCCAAGTCGCCTGTTGCTTGCGACTTTGTTGTTGCTTCTCCGTAGCAATCAATTTGACCAACACGAAGTATATTCCTTGCAGCATTATGGTCTCGATCATGAAGTGTTCCGCAATTAGGACAGGTCCATTCTCTGGTTCCAAGATCGAGTTTTTCGAGTTTGTAATCACAAGAACTGCAGGTCTTAGAACTTGGGTAGAACCGATTAATTCTGTGGTATGTTCTTCCCGCCCAAACAGATTTGTAAAAAATCATACCTGTTAAAGTTGACCATGCCACTTCGTGTATTGCTCGACTCAGCTTCCTGTTTTGTAGCATGTTCTTACTCGACAAATTCTCAACATAGATCGAATCATAATTATCAACGAGGTATCTTGATACCAGATGATAGTACTCGTTTCTTTGTCTTGTGAGTTTTGAGTATAGTCTTGCTACTTGAACACGTAATTTCTCGTGATTTTTGCTGCTCTTTTCAGTTCTTGCGAACTGCTTCTGTTTCACCTTTAGTAATTGCTTGGTTTTTGCAATATAGGGCAAATCAGTTGGTTTCTTGAATTTTAATCCATCACTGGTTATTAGCAAATCTTTAAGACCTACATCACAACCAACTTCTTTTCCAGTCATTGGTTGTAATTGTAATTCTACTTCTACTAAAATTGATGCGTAATATCTTCCGTCTGGATTTTTACTAATGGTTGTTGACTTGATTGTAGATCCATTAGGAATCGATCTATGAATAACAGCTTTTACCTCTTTCAGCTTTGGTATTTGTAATGATCCATTTTCGTTGATTCGCACTCCTCGAGTTCGGTATGATTGACGTGAACTCTTGGACTTGAATTTAGGTGCTGCTATTTTGGGGCCTTTTCGCTTACCAGTTACAGATTTGAAGAAATTCTCATATGCAACCGATAAGTCTTCTGCTGCCATTTGAAGGGCAATCGAGTCAACTTCACGCAACCACTCTTTCGTTTCTTTGAGTTTGGTTATATCTTTGTTGATGTCGTAATTAGAAAGATGCTTCTCTTTGTTCTTGTATCTTTCTTGTTGCTCGTTCAAGTAGTGGTTGAAGATAGCTCGCTTACATCCAAAGGTTTTACTCAGAAGAACTTGTTGTTCTTCTGTAGGGTAAATTCGATATTTGTAGGCGAGCAGTTGTTTCATATTATTATTTATGCAAACTCTTTATTTGACATAAATATATTTATCATAATTGATTAAAAGGTGCTATATGGCTAGAAAATACACACTCAAATGTCACATCGTGTTCTGTGTTAAGTATCGAAAGAAACTATTAGCGAAAACGTCGATATCTCAGACTATCAAGGATTCAATTCTAGCCGCCCAAACCAATGAATTCGCAATACAAGTAATGGAAGTGGACAAAGATCACATTCACTTACTTGTTGATTATTCACCCAACGTATCAGTTTCTCAAATGGTTAGATTATTGAAGCAAACGACAACTGCAAAGGTTTGGTTCTCTCATTACAACGAACTAAGAAAGCACTTCTGGAAACAAAGAATATTTTGGTCGTCTGGTTATTTTGTTTGCTCTACCGGTGACGCATCAACAGAAACAATCGCAAAATACATAGCCGAACAAGGATAACTTGTCGCTTACATCTGCGGGACTAAAGATCCCGCAGTTTTACGCTCCACTAAATATAAATAACAAATGAGATTCATAGACCTAGATCCAAATTTTTCAGCTCATCCTGAGACTGGGGATATCAACGTGCGCACTAACGAACGTGCGATTAAATTCGCAGTTAGGGCTCTTGTCTTAACCAATCATTATGAAAGACCGTTTCGGAGTGAAATAGGCAGTCCAGTTCGCCAATTATTATTTGACCTGATGGGACCAAACTTCAATATTATGATGAAAAAGGTTATTACAGATGTTATAACCAATCATGAACCTAGGGTTGATGTTCTAGATGTTGTAGTTAATTCTAGACCAGATGCGAATTCAGTCAGTATAACAATAATCTTTAGAATTAAGAATACAACTAAACCATTGGATGTTAACATAATCTTAGAAAGAACCCGATGAGTGAAAATCGACAAATAAGAACTGATACTTTAGATTTTTTAGACATTAAGGAAAATCTCAAGGACTTTCTACGGGGTCAGAATAGATTCACAGATTTTGACTTTGACGGTAGTGTTCTCAGCACGCTGTTAGACGTGCTGGCATATAATACTCACTATAATGCCCTGTACACTAATATGGCAGTCAATGAATCATTTCTAGATTCAGCCTCAAAGTATTCTAGTGTCGTATCATTGGCTAAATCATTGGGGTATACGGCCAGAAGTGTTAGGTCGGCTCGGGCTAGATTAAACATTACAATCACAAATAATACTGCAGCACCAGTTTTAACTATACCAAAGGGAACTATATTCAAGACTTCAGTCGGTGATAATATATTTGATTTTATAGCAACTAGTGATTATACTGCAAGACTAACTAATGGTGTCTATAATTTTCCGAGTGTAGATGTTATAGAAGGGACTATTATAACTAGACGTGTTGATGTGACATTAACAAGTAAATATGTCATACCAAATTTGAATGCTGATATCACTACACTTGATGTTAGGGTTCAAGAAGCCGTCGGCAGTTCAGTACATACTAAATTTTCATTTGCTGCTAACTCAATTGATATTAAACAGAACGATAATGTATTCTTTGTTAAGCAGAGAGAAGATTTATTCTATGAAGTTTATTTTGGTGATGGTAATATTGGATCCAGAATTTTCCCAGGTAATGTAGTAAATTTAGATTATATCATCAGTTCGGGCCCTAGGGCAAATTCTGCCAGGGTATTTACATATTCTTCTGGTATACAACAGTTCACCAATATTGAAATACAGACTGTCTTATCTGCTACAGGTGGTGCCGAAGTAGAATCTGCCGAATCAATTAAATTCAATGCCCCACTATTATTTGCCGCACAAAATAGAGCAGTGACCGCTAATGATTATATTGCAGTTATTAATCAATTATTTCCAAGTGTTGAATCTGTAACTGTCTGGGGTGGACAGGAACATGTTCCAAAATCATATGGTAAAGTATTCATTGCTATTAAGCCTAATGGGTCGGACACGTTTTCAGAGACAGAAAAAAATGATATCAAACAGGTTTTATTGAGACGTGCTGCAATTGTTACAGTTATTCCTGAAATAGTTGATCCAGTCTATCTCCGTATAGAATTAACAACAAATGTTTATTATAATCCTATTTTATCCAGGAGAACAGCTGGTGAGATTGCCACATCCATCAGAAACACTATAGCAAATTTTTCTACACTTCTGGGTAAATTTGGCGCGGAATTTAGATTATCACGTTTATCTAGTTTAATTGATTCGGCTGACAATTCTATAATTAGTAATAGTACAACACTAAGAATAAGACGCACCGTCATTCCATCAATAAACAAACAAGCCAATTATACTATTAGATTTGCGAATCCTGTATATCAGAGAGATAATGGTGGGGGGTTTTATTCAACTAGATTTTTCTTTGAGGGTATTTTAGATAGATGTTTCATTAAAGATAATGGCGGTGGATTGATAGAATTATATTCTGAGGATATTAACGGTATACCCGCCTATATTAGAAATGTTGGTACAATTGATTATTCTACAGGAACTATTAGTATCCCAAATATGTTTATTCGTGGACTATTTGATCCAATATTAGAATTTGTTATAACACCGAGTTCAAATGATGTTATACCCATACGTGATCATATTATTCAATTACCTAATAACTTAGTGACAGTTAATACCATTTCTGATAGAGTCGCAGCTGGTGATGATAAATCAACATTTATTTTCAGTAACGTGAGATGAAGACTAGACCTAATATAGATGGGATAATTCCAGAATTATATCGGGAAGAATATCCGGCGTTGGTAGATTTTGTTAATGCATATTATCAATTTCTACAATCTAAAACCTTCACTGGTTCCATTTTAGGAATTAGGGATATAGATACGACACTAGATTTATTCTCTGACCAATTACGAAAAGAATTATTAGCATCCTTCCCTGTTCAATCTACATTAGATCAAAGAGAATTATTAAGGAATGCAAAGGCTCTTTATAATGTAAAGGGTACCGAATCGAGTTATAGATTCCTATTTCGGGCGCTGTTTGGTTCCGATGTTGAAATTTTTTATCCTTCTAGTGTAATTCTAAAAACATCCGATGGTAGATGGGAACAAGATACAGAATTACAGGTAAGATTTACATCTGGCGACCCAAATCATATTATTGGAAATAGGGTTGTTATAGGACAATCGACGTCTGTTTTTGTCAATAGAATAAAACTAATAAGTGGTAATGATTACATTATTATTGTAGATAAAAACTCAATTGGTGTTGTTTCAATTGGTGATATCCTATCTTTTAATGGTGTTATAGGAACAGTATTACCGGTATTATCAAAGGCCAATATAATTAACCGGGGTTTAGGATTTACATCAGGACGAATTTTAGATATACCCGGTGGTAACGGGACTGGTGCAAAAATTAGAGTTTCATCTGTTAACTTAGGTGGTTCACTGAGAAAAGTTGAATTGGTTAAATTTGGTTCGGGTTACAATTCTAATTTCACCCAGACAATCGGTACAGCATCTATACATTTTACTGTCGGTGCCATTGCTAAATATCCTGGATATTTTTCTAGCTCAAATGGATTCCTATCCGATGCAATGAGGCTGCAGGACAATGAATACTATCAGATATATTCATATGTTTTGAAATTAGATACCACTATAGACAGATACAGATCAATAGTCAAATCTTTATTGCACCCAGTCGGGTGGGCACTATTCGGTGAATTTGAAATCACAAATAACTTTAATTTGAGTTTAGCAATCAAAGAAATTTCACATCGACTAATTCAATTGCTATGGGATGTAGTTTCTACAGAGGACAATATATTAACATTTGGCACAAATAAAGTATTAAATACTGATGTTAGTACTCTAAGTTCCCATATTAGCAATTTTACAGCACAGAGAAATTCGACTGTTGTTTCTTCTAGTAATGGGTCTATTTTCATCGAGTTTGCTGGAGATTATGCCACAGACTACTTTAGTGAAATTGGAACAAATCAGTACGTAATGAGCGATTTATCACAAATTAGAACCTGGTAGAGGTAGACAATGCAAAATTTAGAAAATATTGAAGTTACAGGCGAACTGTACATTGAAGTAAGAAATGAATTCAATGAAATAATTGATACTAGATATGTACCAAACTTGGTTGTTACTACTGGTCGCAACTGGATTATAGGTAGAATGACCGGAACACCGCCCGTTTTAATGTCACATATGGCGATTGGGTCAAATAATACTGCACCAGTGGTTGGTCAAACT